AGGCAATTCTTGGTTCATACCTTTAAGGATTGTGTTTATTACTTCAACTGCAGTATAATGTAAGTTAAGAGCATTAACCTTATAGGTTTGATATCCGCTTAAATACGCTATGACCGTTGGTAAAGCACTCTGCGCGAAGTAATAATTTTCTTCAGATTTGGTAATGTATTCAGGAGCATTCTGAACAAAAAAATGTTTGTACATGGTACTGATCTTATAATTACAGTCCATTGCACAATCCATTATAGTGTTAAGATCTAACGTTATTGTTTCCGTTTCATACGTTTTGTCATTATTTCTCAATTGAGTCAACTTATCCAAATCTATTCTCCTCATTTTCTTATGTCTGTTGATCATTGAGTCGTAACGCATCAAAAATAAATGTAAATAAGGATTATCATAATGTTGATACTTGATGGTAATGTTTTTGCCTTTTTGGTCGAATTTGAATCTATCCCCATCATAGTGTTGTCCTTCGTACAAATCTTTCTTCATCTTATTAATATTATTAAACCAACCTCCTGACCTCTTGATATTACGCTTGCCTTCACGAAAATCATCAGTAGGTTCATAATCAAAGGTTTTAGAAAAGCCCTGATTATTTTTCTTATTATCCTTATTATGATTAGAATCCTTCCTATATCTAGTATATTTATTCTTAACACTATTTTTATCTTTATAATTGGTCTTCTTATTTTTAATTTTCTTCTTTGGACGAGTAATCTCTACATCATCATCGTTTTCATCATAATATATTTCTTCTTCACGTTCTTTTCTATTAACAGATATTTTATTTTTACCTATCTTAATATTTTTATTAACATTCTTAATAGGTAACTTATGTATTTTATCATTATTGTGTGGTTTCTTAAATAGTTGTCTCAATCGATGCCAAGGATGTAGTTCCTCAAACTCAGTCCATTTTTTCCTATCAACTAGTTCCCCCCACTCATCAACTTCTAATGTTAATGTAATTTGATTTCCCTGTTTATCATGAACTATAAACTCCTTCACTAAGGGTTGTTCAATGATCACAACAGGTTTCTCTTCCTCCTCAACATTAATTTTAGGTATTTTATCATAATCATCATCTATCTGTTTTAACAATTGCAACCTCCTACGCAGTAAATAATCCTCATTTCCTTCATCATTATCGGGAAATTGTTCAATTTTAACCTCTTCAGTATCATCTAATGTTTGGCCATTTTTCAACTGAGTAAAATGAAATTCCTGAGCTATATGCTCACGTAAATAATCTACATCAGACTTATTATTATCAATCTTACTAATCTCATTAAGTACCAATGGTGCATCTTCTTTAGGAATAATTGGAGGTTTTTTGTTATTTTTTGGAGGCCTAGGGGGCGGATCTTCCTTATTATTTTGTATCCATCGCAATAATTCAGCATACCGTTCCTCTTCTGTAAATAAGACATTGTCATCTGATTCTTCTGATTCTTGATCATCATCTACCAAATTGTCAGCTTGTAAAACTTCCTCATTATATAATTTATCAAGTTCTTCTGGAGGATAAGCATCATTAAAATTTTTAATATTTTCTTGTTCACTATTGCTAGAATCACCTAAATCATGAATCGTTAATTCAGATTCAGTCTGTTCTTCTGACATTTGACTACTAGCTTCAGTAGTCTGTTTATCTCTATTAAACTCTATATTGGTAGTTACAGTATCAGGTATTTTTGGTTCTTTAACATATCCTTGATTAATAAAGGTAACGGGCAAATTATTAGGATTATCATTATATAATGGAGTCAAGTACTGTCGTTGGGAAAATGTTGATTGGACATCTTCACCCACAACCGCACTAATACTCCCAATTTTCGTATTCATCTGATCC